AATCACCCCCGCGCACCAACATGATCTTATTAGGTTTTGAGGTGGTCCTTGGAGGAACACTTATCTTGGTGCTCAAGAAAGACTGGCGGCAAAGGCTGTCTTTCTTAATGGACGCGTGCTCCGGTGCTCCTGACGTTGAGTCGGAACACTGTCGAGATGCGTTCGCAAGTGCAATGCTGCCCCAACCTCATTTGGTTGAAGGGCACACCCACCCTAGCGCCGCTGCAAAGCGGTCCTCAGCCACCCTTTTCGCGAGGGATCTGGCATCCAATATGGGAGTTGACGTATACTCCGTTGAGATGTCCAGATCAGACCAACGACAAGGACTACGTGGTAGAAGACAATGGCGCTGGGCAAAGGATACGACCGTGGCTAACAGGAACGATGAACCGCGCAAAGATGATTTGGTGTACATGTGTGATGTGGATTACTACATTGACATGCCCCATTTCTTGCGCAAGGCGAAACCAGTACTGATATACGGAGTGGTCCCTGAAGCAGCGGCTTCGAACGGAGTGGATGATACGACGTTCACCTTCGACGATGACGGCCAACTTGAGACCACCGTCAATGGAGGAGGACATTACAAACACCACCTCTGGGATTACGCAGGCGATTCATTGAAAGTTGTGAAATACTTTCTTTGGTTCATACCCACCCGCGTGACCACCTACGCTGTAGAGAGAAGACAGGTAGGTTTCAGTCGCCAACTCATACTGCTCAGCCCGATACGGAAATTCTGGTGGCTTTCCGCATTTCTAGCTTACTTCATGATTGATGGCAAGGTTTTGGACCGATTCGACCCTATTGTACGGGCGAAGGACGGATCGAAGTTTGTCAGATTCAAGGTACAGGATAGCAAAGGAATCGCGTATACTACAGCGAGGCCAGGCAATCTGCTAGTAGCAACCGTTCCGGCGGAGCTCGATGAGGCAGTTGCAACTGCGTCTCGCCTAGCCACAGCTAATCTCCAACTGCCAACGACAACGTCTTGGCTAGGCAAGGACTCCAGGGAAGCTGCAGTCGTGCTAACGGAATACCACAGAGTAGTGGGTCCAACTAAAGTGCGCACAGTTTACCCCGTTGAGCATGCCGTGAGAGCTTATGCATATGAATTGCCAACGTATAACCAGGACGATCGACCAAAAATGGAAGCATTCATGTCTCCGCTGGTCCACGAGGCTTTTGCCCCAGTAGACAATGCAGCAACGGAGCGCAGATGCGTAGCTGGAAGAATCGACGGACTGAAGAAACCTGAACCGAAACTCACTCCCTTTTTATTGCGGTGTATAGAGGAGTTTTCGGAAGAGGTAGTGGGTGGAAGCGTTCTTGAACCTGCTTCTGTGGAGGAAATTGACAAGAAACAACGGCGGGCCCAGCAACAACAATCGCTTAAACGCGCTTTCGTTGCTGGCGACCATGTCAAACATGTTTTGAAATGTTTCATCAAGGCTGAAACGTACGCGGCGCCGAAAGACCCGCGTAACATTTCGACGTACAATGACCGAGACAAACTAGAGATGGCGCAATTTGCGCACTCATTGTCTGATCATTTGAAACAATTCGAATGGTATGGCCCTGGTAAGACCCCCGTGGAAATTGCAAACCGGGTTGCATACATATGCGAGTCCTCTGAGGACGCGGTGAACATATCGGATTACCATCGAATGGACGGCACCATCACGTATTTGTTGCGTAAGGTGGACGCCGCCGTCTTCATGAAGGCTTTCCCTGATCACCGGCCCGCGTTGAATGAACTCCTTAAGACAAACGCAGATAATCACGGAGTCCTCCCAAGGGGGACGACGTTTGAACAAGGACCTTCGCATGGATCTGGAT